ATATCGACAGAATCTAGCAAAGCTGCCAGTTTTACCAGTAGTTTGGCAGCCAAAGGCATCCACAACAGTCCAGGTCCCTTCATAGGCATCGTCAAGAACAATGTGGATCCTTCTCGCAGTGGCAAGCTACAGGTGTGGATCAGTGAAATGGGCGGCAAAGCTGATGATCCTGGCAGCTGGTTAACTGTCAGCTATTGTACGCCTTTCTATGGTGTCACACCTCCTGATAAGCGCACCAATGGGCAGGCCTTTGCTACCAATCCACACAGTTATGGCATGTGGTTTGTACCACCTGACATTGGCGTCAAAGTGATGGTGATATTCATCGACGGTAACAAGTATAAAGGTTACTGGTTTGGTTGTATTCCTGAATGGCCCAATATGCACATGGTTCCAGGATTGAGCGCACCAGTCAGTAAGAAAGGTGCATTTCCTGTCGTAGAATATAATGATGCCGATCCCAGCAGTGCCGGTACAGTAAAACAGTTCTTTGCTAGAGCTACTACACCTCATCAGATACAACAACAGATCTATACCAAACAGGGTCTGATATCCGATCCTCTGAGAGGACCAGGTACCAGCAGTGCTTTCCGTGAAACACCCAGCAGAGTCTTTGGTATTAGTACACCAGGTAGTAGCCTGGCTGAAACAGGAAATGTCAGTACTGAAACTGGCAGCGTGGAAAATATCGTTACAGGTCGCAAAGGTGGTCATACCTTTGTCATGGATGATGGTGATGCTCAAGGCAAGAACGTACAGTTTAAAATGCGTAGTAGCACAGGACATACCATACTCATGTCCGATACTGGCGGGTTCATTTACATCATCAATGCTGCTGGTACAGCCTGGATAGAGATGGATGCACAAGGCAGTGTAAACGTGTATTCAGGTGCTCAGATACAACTGAGTGCCAACAGCGGTATCAACATCGATAGCAAGGGTGCGGTCAAGATACACGGCAAGAGCATAGACATCAAATCAGACGGCAACGTCAACATTGAAGGCAAGGACGTCAATGTCAAAGCGTCAGGAAGTGCTAAAGTATCTGGTGATAAAGATGTCAGCTTAAAAGGCAAAAAGGCCTACCTGACAGGAGACGAGTGCGCCAGCGTCAGCGGTGGCACTCACGTGGACATCGGTGCAGCCTGCGTTAAGCTGGGAACAAGTGCCAGTAAAGCCACTGCCGCTGGCGGTGCTACTGCTCCGCAGAACATGCCTACCAAAGAACCTTGGAGCGGCCACAAAGGTGGCGCATCAGGTGCTACACAGCCAGCATCACAACCCAGTTATGCCAGCGTCAGCGGATTGCCTGGAGGCTCTGGACCATACAGCGCAAGTAATAATTTTGGCAGCAGCAATATACAACAAAACTATGCTGAGTTGCCCAACGACATCGGCCCAACCAAATATACAACAGGATTCCAAGGTACTCAAACTGGTCAAGCTAGCATGTACGCCACAAGTGTTAATGCAGCCCTCAGTGATCCCAGTCCCTTCCTCACAGGTGGTACTGTGGCAAATGCTGTGGGTAATGCAGTGGGTGCTGCTGTGGCAAATAGTATATTCGATACAAAGACCACCAATTATGCAACTGTTACACCTGTGCCTAATACTTCATACCAGCCTGGTGCAACATATAATGCCACCAATAACTTGCAGGGCGGTAGCGTGGATACCAGTACTTGGACAGCATCAGAGAAGCTCAATAACCCTGGTAAACTAGCTTATGATAAAACAGATGCTAAAGCTATCGGCAATTCAGGAGGTTTAGCAGTTTACAATAAACCTGAGGATGGTATCGCTCAGCTGGTAGTCACCATACAGAAATATCTAAACGAGCCTAGTTTGGGATCAAGTGATAAGAATCTGCAAACAGTGATGGCCAAGTTACTGAAAACCGATCCATATAGCGGCGAAATATATTATGCTGTCAGATCCATCAACAGCATGACCAACATCAATGGCACTGCTTTCCTCAATATGACCGATCCCAGGATTTGTATAGCAGTTACCACAGCCATCATACAGTACATGCAATCACACATGATCTATACATATGATCAGATGATCGCAGGATGTGCCATGGGGCTGGGAGTGAGTGCCACCACATTCGCCAACAGCCTGGGCGGAGGTCCCACGACCACCAGCAACGGTTATGGCAGTCCTGGTACCAGCACTTATGTGCCAGTGACCACCCCTGCGTTGGTGAGTGGCAGCGGTAGCAGTGCAGCACAGATACTCACTAGTATAGGAGCAGGTGTTGTAACCAATGTAGTAAGCAAATTGGTCAGTGGTGGTATAAATCAAGTTTCTGCTGCTGTAACTGGCAGCGATGCTGTCAATAGTGTGTTTACTGGTGGCGGTAGCATCTTTAGTAGTAGTAGTAGCGTTAGATCTAGTGTGCCTGATGCAGTGCAGAATTTCCAAGTGGGAGATGTAAGTAATATTATTGGTAGTAGAGCAATTGGTGGTACTACAGAGTGTGTGGGTATTGCTACCGGTGTGTTTGGCAGTCAAGCAGTTGGTGCTTCCAGTAACTGGCAAGGCACTGGTACTGGTATCATAGACTCACAAGGCAGCGTGCCGGTGGGAACAGCTTGTGCTACATTTAATTTTAACGGCAATTATGGTCCTCCAAACAGTCCTGGTGGTGCCAGTGGTCAAAGCCATACAGTGCTTATCACTGGGTATGTGGATGCAAATAAACAGCCATTGCCACAGAGTGCATATAATGATGATGGCACAGTCAAAACAGAATATCGAGGACAAATTGCTGGATTCCAAGCAGCAGAGCAATATAATGCCAGTGGCGGTGTAATCAGAAGTCAGGTTTATATGAACGGTGCGCCTGGCGGTACTAAAAATGCCAACAACTATCAGCCTATCGTAGCCAATGGTAAAACACTTACCGCTAAAGTATTGCCTAACCAGCAAGCTGTTAGTCAGACACCACAGGCTAAAGATCCATATGTGCAGCAAATCATCGATAAAGGGCAAAATCCTGAAAATAAGGATCCCAATGCCACCACTGCTGCTAAAGAACAGTATGGACCACCTGCACCTGACGCAGCTGCTTTGGATAAGATGCAAAAAGAAGCAGCATTGGCAAGTAAAACAGACGAAGCAAAGCCAGTGGGAGACAATCAACAAGTGCCCACCAGCACAAATGGATCACCAGAAGCTGGTACAACTGCAACTCCACCGGTCAAAGAAGGCATCGCTCTGACTGCCACACAGGACAAGATCGCAGCCAGTGATCAAAGGATTCAAGATACCACGTTTGTCATGCAAGTCAAGCAAGAATCTATCGTACGAAACCAAATAGATGTGGATCAAAAGTCTTCTCAAGCGAAAGATTTGCGTGATCAACAGGCTGAAGTTCGTGCCAAACAGCAGGATCTGCAAGAAAAATACGACAAAGGTGAAATATCAGCAGATGAATACAAGGGCAAGACAGCTTACTATCAGGAAACAAATCAATCGCTGGGCAACCAAGCAAGAAAACTGGAAGCTGAAGTCACAGAGCTGAAAGGCAATCAGGATGCAGCACAGAAAGAAATAGACCGCATGTACGGTCTGCGAGCAGAAGCTGAAAATAATAAAGCTGAACTGCAAAATCAAGAAGTGTCTCAGGCTAAAGATCTGGATGCGGCAGAACGAGCTCAAACACAGGCCACCCCTGTTCCAGATAAAACCGAAAGCAGTGTGGGCGGTGGTAACGAATTCCCTGCCAATAAATGGGAAACAAATCGCAGTGCTGAACCTCCAGCCAATACTGGCGGCGGCAGCATGGAACTGCAACCACTCACCCTGCAATATGGTGGGCCACCTGCCAACAATGCACCCCCATCCAATACAGGTGGTGGTACTGTAGGAGACGGTACACCAGAAACTGCCATCAGTAGTCGTGATACACAGACAAGTGTGGTCACTGGCCAAAGTGGTGGGGCTACCGATCAGACAAATGACATGCAGGGAGCTGTATTCAAGCAACCTGATCCCACAGAAGGCAATGACATGAAAGGGGCCACATTCGATAAACCAGAACCTCGTACCATAACAACCACAGACGATCAAGGCAACACCATGACATTCACTACTAATGGCAACTACGGTGGCAGCAACGCCGGCGATCAAGCCACCACAGGAACACCGGTGAGTGCAGAAACACAGGCAGCTATCGACAGAAGCGTGGCCAGTGATAATCCAGGTACACCGGCACCGCCCACTAGTAATCCACCAGTGACTGGTACTAGTAATGCTCCTGGTACAGGCACTGCGTCTACCGGTGCTCAAACTACTCCACAAGGCACAGCGGCTACAGGAGGCGGAGCACTGAAATGTTAAGGGTAAATATGATATGACACTTTATCGCGGATTCAGCACAGTAAACAGAGACTTTGGGCCCTACGGACTGGCAGATAATGATCTTATCGTTCAGGATTTTCTCAACAACCTGAACATACGCAAGGGCGAAAAACTGATGAATCCTGACTTTGGATGCATCATATGGGACAGACTGTTTGATCCTTTAACTCAAGCATTGAAGAATGAAATTATTAAAAACATTCAAGAAATCATCAGTTATGATCCCAGACTCAGTACGGTAAGCAGCACAACCATACAAGAAAGCCCCGATGGGCAAGGACTTGTTCTAAATTTCACACTGCAATTCGCAGGAACAAATCAAATCAGCACACTCAGCGTCAGATTCGATAGCCAGTTTAATCGATTGTTCGTGCTTTAATATACAGCTATTTTACAATCGATAAATAATTTCAAAGAGCACCCCTATGGCAAGCAGTAAAAGACAAAGTAATTTATTTGCAACACAAGATTGGAAAACGCTGTATACCACATTCAGCGAAGCAGATTTTCAGAGTTATGACTTTGAAACCCTGCGTAAGATCATGGTGGATTATATCAAAACCTATTACGCTGAAGATTTCAATGACTTCATCGAAAGCAGTGAATTCGTAGCATTGCTGGATCTGATAGCTTTCACCAGCCAGGGCATGGCCTTCCGCACAGATATGAATGCCAGAGAAAATTTCCTGGATACAGCAGAACGCCGTGACAGTGTGCTACGTTTGGTCAAGCAACTGGGTTATATTCCCAATCGTAACAAAGCAGCCACTGGTATAATGAAAGTTACCAGTATCAGTACCACTGAAACACTGACAGATGTTAACGGTGTCAATCTGGGCAAGATCAATGTCAACTGGAACGACACCAGCAACAGTAACTGGAGCAATCAGTTCACACAGATCATGAACAGTGCCATGAGTACCGGTAAGATAGGCAAACCCTATGCCAGCAAGACCATTAACGGTGTGCTTACACAACAATACAACATGGCAGTGCCTACTAACATATTGCCAGTGTTTAATTTCCGTGTAAACATGGATCAGAACGCGGTGCCTTTTGAAGTTGTGGGTGCTAACCTACAGGACAACAGCACTGTGGGTGAACAGGATCCAGGAATCCGCGGTGAATTTGGTATGTTATTCCAGAACGACGGGCGCGGTAATGCCAGTCCCAACACTGGTTTCTTCCTGTTGTTCAAACAGGGCACATTGCAAAGTTTGGACTTTGTTGTCAATGACAAGATACCCAATCGTGTACTCAGCCTCACACAGGAAAACGTCAATAACCAGGACGTGTGGGTATATGATATCAGTAATGGGGTATTAGGTTCGCAATGGACAAAAGTGCCAGCCATCTACAGTCAGAGTGCGGTGTACAACAGCATCAGCAGCAAGAACAGAAAACTATACAGTGTCAACACTCGCATCAATGATCAGATCGATCTGGTATTTGGCGATGGCACGTTTGCTGACATCCCACTGGGCACATACCGCACATATTTCCGCAGCAGTATCGGACAGACTTATCGCATTACACCAGCTGACATCAACGGTGTGTTTATCAGCATACCTTATGTGAACAAAAATGGCGGATTGGAAACACTTACTTTTACTTGCAGCCTGCAATACACTGTGAGCAACAGCAGCCGCCGTGATCTCACAGATGAGATCAAACAGAAAGCACCACAGGCCTTTTATGCTCAGGGCAGAATGGTCAATGGCGAAGATTACAACATCTTTCCCTACACACAATATCCTGATATCGTAAAAGTTAAAAGTGTGAACCGTTATAGTTCAGGTGCCAGTCGTGGTATCGAAATCAATGATCCCACAGGCAGATACAGCAGCACAAATGTCTACAGTGCAGATGGTGTCTTCTATACTCAGCAAACCAAAAAGAAGCTGGAGTTCCTGTTTACCAGCAGAAACGACATCTTGAACATCTTGAATACACGTATCTTCCCTGTAATTGCTGGTAATCCACTAAAACAGTTCTATTATCACAACTACAAATCATTCAATATGAGTAGCCTAGCTCCTACAACTTGGAGCAGGATCACTAATGACACCACCAGCAGCACCGGGTTCTTCCAGGACAGCAATGGTGTTAGCCAAGATCTCAGCTACAACACCAGTACATTTAGAAAGTATCTAAACTTTGACAGTTTGGTAAAGTTTACTGCTCCTTCAGGTTATTACTTTGATGTCAACAATAACTTGATATCAGGTACACCCAGCCAGACCACAGACCGATTGTATATCTGGAGCAGCGTACAGAACATCATTGGTACTGGCAGCGCACTCAGCTTTGTAGCAGGCAGACGTTTGGGCGGTGTAACACTCACAGACAATATTCCATCAGGCAGCATAATCACAAACGTGTATGCACCCTGGATGACCACACCTCTTAACACCACCATAAACCTGCTTATAAATCTTATATTAAACTATCAGGAATTTGCCATCACTTATAATGTGGGCAACACTGCTGGATTCAATGATCCTTGGCAGATTATTCCCATCAGCCAAGTGAACGAAACCGCAGACTGGGATGTGGGCACTATTGGTAGTTCATCAGACAGCAGTTGGTTGTTGTTGTTTAAAACAGATGGCACCACTTACACTGTATACCATCGCGGACAGGACTATGTGTTCGGCAGCAAAAATTCAGTGAGATTCCTCAACATCAATCCACAACAAGTATTTGACAGCACTACCAATAGCCTGTTATACGACACTGTAAACATACTTAAAAATAATACTGGATTAACTGCACAACAGAGTCTGAGAGTATACGACAATATCCTGGAGTCAGATGGTTACACTGATGACAGTAAAATCTATGTGACATATCCTTTGAATGTACTAAGCCAATTACCCGTGGATCCAGGTGTGTTCTTTAACACCACTGACACCACCAAAATGGTTTTCTATAAGATGTACACTGATGGAGACAGTTTAGTCAGATATCAATTAATGGACACCGGTTCTGTAAATTATGACATCAAGTACAGTGTTAAAGCTAATATAGAACTAGTAAGAAACAATTTTCCACTGGGTACACTATGGTATGCCATAAGCGATAGAAAATTTTATCAGTCACAATATCTAAACAACACCAACACTATAGTTGATGTAAGTTCAGAGTATCAGGCGTTTATGGGTAGACAGGACATCAACTTCCAATACCTGCACAATGCCAACAACAATCGCAGACTGGATCCAGCTGTGAGCAATCTGATAGACACCTACATCATGGTGCGTAGCTATGATGA